TTATATAATCTTGTGCATTTGTTTTTAAGGCAGTTGGAAATGCATAATTTGCGGCACTGGCATCTGGGCCAAAATCTTTTGCTGGAGTTTTACTCACCGAAGAAAAACTTGAAATAGTTGCTGCCATCTATTTTTAGACTTTATAATTTTATTTAGAGATGAACTTTGCATATTTTAGTGATTTTAAATACTCCATTTCATCTGGTTTAACCACATGGAGGCCTCCTGCTATTTCCATCCAAGTATATTGTCTCGGTTCAGGCCAGTGATAATTAAATCCAATAAATCCCCACTTGTTAATAGATATGATTTCAATTAATGGATGTTGATCATATGTAATATTCGGAGTTTTTGCATTATAGATGAATGTATAAAAACCACTTTGATCGGGAACCATTTCTGTTTCACTTAGTACTTCAATGATCGCGATCATAATATCTTCTGGATCATCAAGTCCTTGTGTTTTTTCTTTGAGTACTTGTAATCTTGTTTTAGGTTTTTCTTCTTCTTTTTCTTCTTCTTCGTCTAAACCAGGTATAGAAACAACTTTTTGTGGTTCTGGAGTTTTTTTCTTGGGTTTTGGTGATGTTACTTTTTGTTTTTTTCTACCAAGTTTTTCATTAATTAATTTTTCTTTTTCTTTTTCTGCAGATATTTTTCTTCCAGCAAAGACATAATCTCTATCATTTGAGATTATGTCAATTAATTCATTTTTTGATAATTTCTCATAACCACTTATTCTTCCACCACCAGTTTCTGATGTATAATAAACTGTATATTTTCTAGCAATGGTTATTAAATCTGCTTTGCTATATTCAGCAAGAGGTTTTTCGTAACCGTTAAGTGCCATTACTTAATACCTAATTCTTCTTCTGTGATGATTTTAAATTTTATAAGTCTATCTTTACAAAATTCTTCTGCGGCTTTCCATTTTGCTTGATTGACTGCATAAGTTTTAACTTCATACATCCAATTTTTTGTCTTTCTTTTTGGATTTGGATTTGGTGGTATAGTTTGCTTTTTAGGTTTAACTTCGACCACATAGGTATTGATTTTTCCAGAATTATCTTTAACTTTAATAATAAAATCTGGAAAATATTTGTGAATTCTGTTATCTAATGGGGATATGTAAGGTATCCAAAACTCTTCACTTCCCCATTCGAGAATACTTTCATTTAAATCACACCAACTGCAAAATTTTCTTTCCCAACTACTTCTGCAAATAATATTGTCTGGATTACCTTTATATTTTTTGGGATATGATGGTTTATACTTACTTTTTAAACTTTCTCCCATAATAGATTATACATAATATAAAGGTAAATCTATTTATACAAATGACTGTAGGATTATCTACATCAAGTTTTCCGGGACCAAAACCCAGAAGTATTTCAAGTATTAAAAATAAACTAACTTATACTTCTTTAACTTCTAGTTTTGAATGTTGGTTTAATGTTCCGCTACCTGTTCTTGCTTTTATGCAAAATAATCATCCAGGTAGACTTGGATTATTATTCGATTATCTTAGTGAATCCGACTATCTTTCATTATCTTGCAATGAAACAAATTTACCTGGATCATCATTTGCCACTCATGATGCAAATAATGATTATACAGGAATATCTCAAAAACATGCATATAGAAGATTATATGACGATAGGATTGATTTTACTTTTTATGTGAGAAATGATTATCTTGAAATAATGTTTTTTGAAAACTGGATGGCATCAATTGCAAATGAACAATTTGCATCTGAAACTATAGGCACTGTGGCCCGACCTACTATTAATGAACCAACTTATAATTATAGATTTAATTATCCAGATACATATAAGGGACAAATTCACATTCATAAATTTGAAAGAGATTATGGCAGAACAGGATCCAATTTTTTAAATTTAACAAGTCCATCATCGAAATATTTAAGATATAAACTTCTTGATGCATATCCAATCTCTATGAACTCGATGCCTGTTTCATATGAGGCATCTAATGTGTTAAAATTGACGGTTTCATTTACTTTTAGTAGATATGTTGTGGAAAGATTAAATTATCCAATATTAGCGCAAGCTGTTGGTGGAATTGATATTGGTGGAGGAATACATAAAGTTGATCTTTTGATTGACGGTGATATAAAAACAATATATGTACCAAAGACTGTTTATGACAAACATTATGCAACATCTTCAACTGTACCCTAATAAATAAAATATCTGAATTGTTTAGAGGAGATTATGCCTTTACCAAAAATTGCCACCCCATCTTATCATTTAGAATTACCATCTACAGGACAACAAATTGAATATCGTCCTTTTTTGGTAAAAGAGGAAAAACTTTTAATTCTTGCTTTAGAAGGAGAGAATACAAAAGAAATTACAACAGCTATTAAAAATGTAATTAAGAGCTGTATCAAAACAAAAAATATTAAAGTAGAAAATCTTCCAACATTTGATATTGAATATTTGTTCCTCAATATTCGCGGAAAATCTGTTGGTGAGGAAGTTGAAGTAAGTCTAATTTGTCCTGACGATGGAGAAACAACAGTTTCTGTTAAGATGTATGTTGATGATATAAAAGTTATAAAGAATGAAGAGCATACAAATAAAATTGAAATTGATGATAACATCACGATGGAAATGAAATATCCATCTTTGGATCAATTTATTAAAAATAACTTTGACTTTTCTGTAGATTCAAAAAGTGTGGATCAATCTTTTGATATGATTGCAAATTGTGTTGATAAAATTTATACAAATGAAGAAGTTTGGTCAGCATCAGATGTTTCTAAAAGTGAAATGGTTGAATTTCTTGATCAAATGAATACAACACAATTCAAAAAAATTGAGAAATTTTTTGAAACCATGCCTAAACTTTCTCATGATGTTAAGATTAAAAATCCAAATACTGGTGTTGAAAGCACTATAACTCTTGAAGGGTTATCAAGTTTTTTCGCCTAGGAATGGCGCACATGAGCGTCAAATATTATTATGAGTTGACATTTTCTTTAATGCAGTATCATAAATACTCAATAACTGAGATTGAGAATATGATACCGTGGGAGAGAGATGTTTATGTTGATTTGTTAAAGAACTATCTAGAATTAGAAAAGTTAAGGCAACAAAATGGCGTCTGATCCTTCAGAAAGAGTACTTAATTCGGGTTCAAAAATAGGAGAGGAAAAAGTTGATGAGAGAATTCTCAGAATTCTTAACCTCTCCAGTACTTTTAGTCTTGATTATCAGACTTATTATAATCTATTAAACAAAAAAATAAGAACTGCTAAAATCACTGGTAAAAAATATTCACCAGAAGAATTAGCTCTTATTTCTAATGAAGCTAAAAGAATAAAATCTAGAAAGGGTAGATTCAGAATAATTTCTAGATCTGTAAAGGTTGGTGGTGTACCGGGAGGTTATGGTGGCACTTCAACTAAAAGCAAAAATCCTTTTAGAAGATCTGGAGGAAAAGATCAAGGACCTCCAGAATCAAAGATCAATTCAAAAAATATTCTTCCACCAAAAGGCGAAATAGTTCAATCTCCTGCAGGTGAAGTATCTACTAAAGATCCTTATATTAATTCATTTCAGGATATTAATCAATCTTTAGGAAAAATTTATGATAATCTTCTTGGTCAAAGAAAAGAAACGCAGAAACAAGAAGAACTTGATAGAAGAGAAGCGCAAGGTAAAGAAAGAGGTGCAAGAGAGTCAAGACTGGAGGGAATTTTCCAGGGATTAATAAAAACTGCTGAAGTTGTTATTAAACCATTTAGAAGTCTTTTTGATAGAGTTCTTGATTATTTCTTTAATGTTTTTCTTGGAAAAACTGTATTGGGTATTATTAATTGGGTAAATGATGCGAAAAATCAAGAAAAACTTCAGTCCTTAAAGAGATTCTTGGTTGATCATGGTCCAAAGTTAATAGCAGCATATTTGTTATTTGGTACTAAGATGGGTAGGATGGTTACATCCTTAGCTGCAACTCTTACTGCACAATTGGCAAGAATAGCATTAGCAAATCCAGCACTTACTGCCGCTGCGGTGGCGGCCGCCGGCGCAGTAGCATCTTATAAAAATGCAGAAAGATTGAGAAACGAAGAGGCAAGAACAAATCCAAATGTAGTAACTCCTCAGCAAACTGCCGAAACAGGAAGGACACCAGGTCCAACTCAATTAATGAGAGAGTCTGTTTATCAGCAAGGAATTGGTGCTTTTAAATTTGGTGGAATAATTCCAAAAACTATGAATATATCAAATCTTTTATATAAGGGTGGCGGACCAATAACAGATCAAAGTGGAATCAATATTACTGGTGCTGGAGCAGATACTCAGTTAATTGCAGCACAACCAGGTGAAATAATAGTTCCTAAAAAGGCAGTTAATTTATATGGTAGCGAATTTTTTATGAACTTAATTAGAAATTCTGGTGCTACTGGAAAACCAAAATTTCATAAAGGAATTCAATTTGCGCAACAAGGTGGTATGGTTGGTGATGTTAAAGTACCTGAACCGAAGTTTAATTTTGGTACTAATTTAAAAGATCAGATGCTTAATATTTTTGGTGGAAATAAAAAACAATCTTCCTCTGATATATCTTCCTCGGTTGATAATGCATTAAATAATTTTATGGGGTCAAATAAACAAACCCAATCTGTTACTCCAGGAACATCAGTTGATAGTGCATTAAATAATTTTATTAGTGGAAATTCCAATAAAAAAGAATATAAAAATATACCATATTCATTACCCGCACAAAATACACAATCTAGTGGTTCATTTGGTATAATGAATTTGAATACAACAAAGGTTATGAATATGGTTTCTCCATCAACACCTTCTTTTATTTCGCCAGTACCAAATATAAGTAGTACTTTTAAAGGTAAATCTTCTGCATCTTCGACATCATATTCGCCTAAATCTTCTCCAACAAATATTTTTTCAAATAAAACAACTTCTCCAAATTTACAATCAAATAATTATTCCCAAAACAAAACACAATCACAAATTTCTAACTCTTCAACACAATCATCTTCTCAAACAAATATAACAAATAAATTTAATTTTGCACCAATTACATTAAAAGATGTGCCACAACCATCTACATCAAAAGTTAGTTTTATTGATCTTCCACCAGAAATAATTAATTCAGGTCAAGGTTCTAAACAAAAAAATGTAATATCAAATGTAAATGTACCTTCTTTTTCAAGTCATGCTCCGAGTGCCCATAGGAGCACTAATATAAGGATTTATTTTTCATAACAAATGGATCGCAAGAAACTATTACCACAATCTGGTCAAACAAATAAGGGAGGGGCAATAGTTCTTGCTAAAGATGCTCTTGTTCCTGGAGTTAAAGTATCTAAAATTCGACCCAGAAAAAAAGTATTAAAAGAAGCACCAGAGGCAACAACTGCTAAAAGAAGACTATTTGATATTAATAAAATTTTTGGATCTAATTTATTTTCTTCTAGAAAGAGATATAAGAATAGAGTTAAATCAATACAAAAACAAAGAAAAGAAGAAAAAGAATCATCATTAGAAAAGCGCCAAGTTAATCCAAAAACAACAAAAGTTCCAAAACCAGAATTACCTAAAACTGGTTTATTGGATGGTGTAAAAAATTATATTAGTAATGTTTTGATGGGTATTCTTTTTACCAATATTGAAAAAATAATACCTGTAATTCAAGGAGTATGGAATGGTATTAAACCTATAGTTGGATTTATTGAAAAGATTGGTGGGGGTATATTAAATGGATTAATAACATTAATTAACGAAGGTTATAAAGCATATGATCAAACCCGTAAATGGATAGGTGAAAAGTGGGGTACAAAAGGAACTGAAAATTTTGATAAGTTTACTAAGGAGTTTGAGAAATTTATAATAACTGCTATTGGAATTGGTGTTGCATATTCAAAGATTAAATTAAAACCCCCTATACCGTGTCCAGTTCCTCCAAATACTTCAAATAAACCTGGAGTTCCTTGGTGGAAAAAAGATACAAGTTCTTTAGCAAGATCAAATCAATCATATTCTAGATTTGTTCAGGGGCAAGCAAATATTGGTGATAGAGCAAGACTTCTTCGTAGAGGGCAAATTGGTCCAACAGGAATGTTTACTAAAGGTGGTTTTAATCAACAGGGACAATTGAGAGGGCAATCTTTTAGAAGGCCAACTGCTCCCTCAACTGGAACAGCAGTTCCAGGGCGTGTGTCGCCTCAAATGGCAGGTTGGTTGAAGGGATTTGGAAAAGTTGCTAGAGCGATTGGTTTATATTTTCTTTTTCAAGAAATAGAAAGAGACATATCTCGTGGAGATTATAAAGCAGTAGTAGTTAAATTGTCTGCTTATGGTTTGGGATGGGCTACTACATCTTTTCTTGCCGCTGCTGGATTAGCAGCTACTGGTACTGGTGTTGGCGCAGTTCCTGGAGTTGCTATTGTTGCTGGTTCAATGGCAGCTGGTGCGGGTGTTGATTATGGAGTTAGAAAAGCATTTGGTTATGCTCAAGGTGGACAAATCACTAGAAATGGAGTTCCAGTTGGTGGAACAATTTCTAGATCGCTCCCTAAATCAACATCAACAAATAGAAGAAAGGTTGCAGATCCTCAAAAATCATATCCTGGAAAAGATGTTGGCGGCCGTAAAAGAATAGAAGACTTTTATAGTGAAAGAGCAATAAAGGTTTTAAGGGAAGCAGTAAACATTAGAAATGTTGGTACTTTAGATGGTGTATTTGGATCTGCTATGGCAGCACCTGTTGATGCTATTTTAGGGCAAAGGACTAGCACACAAGCAGTTAGAGGAATTGGTGATTCATTTGGTGCTTATATAGAAAATCTTGTAAATGTTGAAATTGATAATGCAAATAAAACTGGAACTATGAAAAGTGATATTGGCAAAAAAATAGGAACAAGCATTTCTCAATCTTTGACGAGTTCAATGAATAATTATATTAATGGTATTATCGATGAATTGAAAAAACAAATGGGAAGACCTCCTTCTGGTGGAGGTACTTCAGGTGGAGGTGGAGGTCAACCAAGTCCTACAGAATTACCTGGGGGTGTTGTACCTGGTGATGCTCCACCAGAAATAAAAGCATTATTGGATGCAATTGCATCGGGAGAAGGTAGTTGGGATTCTGTAAATCCTAGTACATCGGTTCCTGGGTTAAGTAAAATGACTATTGCTGAAGCTAGACGAGCTGCTTTAGCAAAAAGAGATTCTATTGGAAAGGGTACAGGTGCTATGGGTAAATGGCAGCATCTCCCAGATTATAATGGAAGTAATGAAATAAAAAAACGAGCTGAAGCTGCTGGATTAAATTATGAAAAAGATCTTTTTTCTCCAGAAAATCAAACAAGAATAACAAGAGTATGGATGTCTAGTCTTATCAGTGGAGGAGAAGCGCAAATTGTTAAAGATCTTCAAAAAGATCCATTAGCAGTTGCTAAAAGATTGAATAAAGTATTTCCATCTTTACCCGGTGGTAGTCAACAAAATCAAGATGAGACATTATTCAAACAAAGGTATGACAATAATTTAAAAAAATATCAAAAACTTCAAGGAGCATCTACTTTTACTGGAGGAATAAAACCAAGTAATATTAATATAAATGATAAAAGTCCTGTTGGTTGGCGATGGGGTAAATGGCACGCAGGAAATGATTATGCAATAGATGCTGGAACTCCAAT